GCTCAACAAGTAGAGCATGATGCAAAGATAGCAGAGGGCTGGAGTGCTACACAGGTAGGAGTTACTACACAGACTAGCGTGGGTCAGGATAATGAAAATGATAGTAATGAACCCCCGTCTACTGAAGATTACTATTCAACTCAAACAACAGACGCCCTTCAGGGACAGCTTGAAAGTTTAGAGTCTGGTAAAGGTTTAAATTCTTTTCTTAATAATTTCCTAGATAAGGGATTATCAGGTAAGATTATAAAAGGTGTTACAGGTAAGACTGTTATGGAACGCAGTATTAATTCTTTAAAAGACGAACTTAAGAAAAGAAAAGATATTAAAAATGGAGGAGGTTCGTCAAATTCATCAACGGATGCCAATGCAACTACTTCGGGTAATAGCTTTTCAGAATTTTTAGCTAATATAGTGACGCCTTTTGATGGTGCTTCATACGTTAATGGTCAGCTTGTAGACGATGATACAAATAATCCTATACTTCCTGGTGGGACTACATCAACAGGTAATGTCATTTCAGGTTCTGCTAACAATCCAAATAATGATATTACTCCTAGTAATAGTAATGACGATGGCCCGTCACTAGCAAGCCGAATGCAAGACAGAGCCGCTGAAAAAACTGCTGAAAAAGCTGCGAAGATGGAAGTAAGTGCTGATAAGGTAGGTGGTTCACAAGCTGCAGCATCTGCTGCAAGCTCTACTGATCAAAAACTAGAAGAACAGTATGGCAGTGGTTTAAACAAAGGCGGCTTTATCTCTAAGCGCTCCAAGAAGAAAAACAAATAAACGAGGACACCCAGTAATGATGCTGGCCCCTAATAATAATAATAAGGAAACAAACTATGGCTGAAGCCCAAGCACAAGAAACTACGTATATCAAGAACAACCGTAATGCAGAACGTATCGCAAGAGAAGAGGCAGAGCTTAAAGAGCTTATGAGGAATCATGTCGGAGCAGAACAAGAAGAACCCGATAGCGAGGGAACTCAGGAAGCCCAAGTTCAGGATGAGAGTAATCCCAAACAAGAAGCTACCAAAGAGACACCTGAAGCACAAGAAGCAGATGACAAAAGTCTGACTGCTGAAGAGCGCAGCTATAAGAAACGTTACGCAGATATACAAAAGCACTTGGCTAAAAAAGAGTCAGAGTTTAAAGACCGCATAGGAAGCCTTGAAGGTCAGCTAAAGAAAGCTGCTAACAATGAGCTTGTACTACCAAAGACAGATCAGGACATTGAAGCTTGGTCAAAGAAATACCCTGACGTAGCATCCATTGTTGAGGCTATTGCAGACAAGAAAGCGCAAGAGCGCTCAAGTGACTTAGACAACCGTATGCAGGAGCTAGAAGAGCTACGTGTTACAGCTAAGAAAGAAAAAGCAGAAGCAGAGCTAATGAGCTTTCACCCTGACTTTAAAACTATTCGTGGTGATGACGCATTCCACAACTGGGCAGAGGAACAGCCTAAGTGGGTACAGGATGCCTTGTATGAGAACCTAGAGGATGCTAAGTCCGTTTCTCGTGTGATTGACTTATACAAGTCTGATAAAAACATTACCAATAAGAAAGATAACTCTAGTGATAAGGCAGCAGCAAGCTCTGTCAAAGCTAGAACAAGAAATTCCCCTGAGACAGACGATACTGCAGCACAGTGGCGCGAATCTCAAGTGAATAAAATGTCTGTTCGTGAATATGAAAAGCATTCAGATGCTATCATGGAATCAATTCGCAGCGGAAAGTTTGTCTATGATATGAAATAGCTATTGACTTTTAGTTAATTGTAGATATAACTATCTTTACACAAACCGAAAAGAATTACCCATTTGACTATAGGACCACACTAATAGGGGTTGCGCTACCTCTACAAGTATGATACCCTAAAAAGAACGGCCCTCTTCATTCGGATATGAATGTGTAACTATATTAACCAGCCATTCATCATCTAAAGGAGAATATAACATGGCTTTTACATCGACAGCAGGGTACGGGAACTTACCAAATGGTAACTTCAGCCCTATCATTTACAGCAAACAGGTACAGCTTGCGTTTCGCAAGAGCGCTGTAGCTAATGCTATTACTAACAACGACTATTTTGGTGAGATCGCAAATCAAGGCGATACCGTTAAAATTATGAAGGAACCAGAGGTTTCTGTTAAAGCGTACACACGCGGTGCTCAGATCACAGCCCAAGATCTTGACGATGAAGATTTTCAGCTTGTGGTAGACAAAAGCAACTATTTTGCTTTCAAGATTGACGATATCGAAGAGGCCCATAGCCATGTCGATTTCATGCAACTTGCAACGGATCGTGCAGCATATCGTTTGGCTGACCAAATGGATCAAGAATGCCTTGGCTATTTGTCTGGTTATAAGCAGTCTGCTTTACACGCTGATGCAGATGCAGTCAATGACGTAACAAACGGCACACTCGCTGTAGATACTGCTGGTACTGACGAATTGTTGACAACTATGAAGCTACGCAAGGATTCATTTGGCAACATCACAACAGGTTCAGCAGGGGATCACTCTATTCCTTTGACACCTCGCTTTGGTGGCGCTACTGCTGCAAGCACATCTGTTGCATCACCTTTGCAGGTTATTGCACGTATGGGTCGCTTGCTTGACCAACAGAATGTTGACTCTCGTGGTCGCTGGCTGGTCTTGGACGCCGTATTCATGGAACTCTTAAAAGACGAGGATTCACGGGTACTAAATGCAGATCAGGGTGGCTCAGGTCTCCAGAATGGTCTTGTATTGAACAACCTACACGGCTTCCGTATCTATCAATCCAATAACCTACCTTCAGTAGGTACAGGATCAGGTACATCAGGTTCATCCAACCAGAACACCAACTACGGTGTGATTGTTGCTGGACACGATTCAGCTGTTGCTTCTGCAGAGCAGATCAACAAAGTTGAGTCATACCGTGACCCAGACTCATTTTCGGACATTGTTCGCGGAATGCATCTATACGGCAGGAAGATTCTTCGCCCAGAAGCAATCGTAACTGCTAAATATAACGCAGCGTAAGGGAGGATAAACTTATGGCTACTTTAACTACATTTTTAGCACCCACTCGTGGGGCAGGTAATCCTTCACGTAAACCATACATGATCGAAAATACAATTGACCTTACTTCAAGTGCAATTGATTGTTCATCTGGTGACATTGTTCAAGCACTTACTGTGCCTGGTAGTACTGTCATTCTATGGACAGGTATGCAAGTTACGGAAAGTGCAACTCAGAACACGGGTACAGACGCTACTATCACTCTTGGTACAGCGGTTGACCCTGACGAGTACATCACTGCATTTGATATTGATGGTGCTGCAGATCTTGCATATGCACCAACAGTAGCTCAAGCAGGTGTCCTTGTCAATGCTTCTGCAGATACATTGGACCTAACCTTTGCTGGTTCTGGTGCAAGTTTCACTGCTGGTAAACTTCGTGTGTTTGCTATGTTGATGGATGTCTCTGAAGTCGGAGACCATACTGCTCAAACAGTAGATCGTGATACACTGGCTTAATTGCTAAACTAAGGGGGGCTGGGAAACTAGCCCCTCTAACTTTGCTCAAAGGAAGTTCTTTCATGGCTACATACATCACTCTAGTAAATCAATTACTTAGACGTATAAATGAGACAGAGCTAGACGCAGCTGGATCAGGTTTTGGAGATGTACGTAACTTACAAGCACTTGCTAAGGATGCTATTAATTCAAGCATAAGAGAGATATTACAAATATCGCAGGAGTGGCCCTTTACTCTCACTACTAATACAGAGACATTAGTTGTTGGTACGGGTGTGTATGACTTTCCTGCAGACTTATCAAAGGTAGATTGGGATACTTTCTACATTAAGAAGAACGAAACACAACAGAATGAACCTCGTAGGCTTTCTGTAATTACATACGCAGACTACCTACGTAGCTTTAGACCTATAGAAGACATTGGTGGTACTACGGCTAGGTCTGTACCTCTTCGTATCTACCAGACACAAGACTCTAAGTTTGGTGTTACACCCATTCCAGATGCTGCCTATGAGATTGAGTATCGCTACTATTCTTTTCCCGCTGACCTAACAGCATTTAATGATGTATCTGTGATACCTGAAAGGTTTAACACAGTTGTTATTGATGGGGCTATGATGTACGTCATGCGGTTCCGTTCTAATGATCAAAGTGGTCAGATCCATGAGAAGAAATTTATGGATGGTATTGATAACATGCGGCGTCTACTACTAGATACACCCTTGTATATAACTTCTACTGTAACAGGTAGGCATTTCAACTCTGTAACTGGTGCTCAATAATGGCAGAACAACTATCCACGTTTGCTACACCTTGTAGTGGTGGACTTTTCAACAACCTAGACCCCCTTACTCACGG